CCGCTGACCGATGCGGAGACCGAGCTGGAGGACGCGCTGAGCGGCGTCACGGCGCTGGCTGACGCTGGCCAGAGGGTGGCGTGGGCAAGCGCTCTGGTGTCGATGCTGGGCGAGGGAGAGCACTTTGTGACCCTGACTGCCATCGACCAGTTCTTCCGCGACAATCACGTCGAGCACTGGGATCACGACGGCAAGGACAAGATCCTGAAGGGGCGCGGACGCGGTGCAAAATTGTTCGAGATACTGGCATCCCAGACAAGGGCAGCGGAGCATTTTGTGGCGATCGATTGGGACGAAAAGCGGTCGCCGACGAAGCGGCTGAAGGTGCTCATTCGGGGATGTAGCTGAGGTGCAAGGTGCAAGGGGTGCATGCACCTCGTTCCAATAAAAGGTAATGAAATCAATGGTTTATATAGGTGCAGGTTTTCGCATGTTGCACAAAGAAACCACAGAAAAAACAACAGGTTATTTAGGTGGTGGTGCTTTTCTTTCTTCGAAAGAACCGCCGTGGCTTGCACCTGCGGCGGTTTCGAAAGCCGAAAATGGAGGGGGAATTTGCCCGCGATCTTGAGGTCAAAAACAAACAACGCCTCCGGTCAGTATCTGGTCGGAGGATAGGGCGGGAGGAGTTTGCCCATACAACCAGATTGACCGAAGGCGCCGGAGCTCGTAAGCTCTGTCCCACACCACTGGAACAAGACGAGGATAGAACAGGAGGCGCATCATGCGCAAGACAATGTGTTTGCAGACAGAGCGAGAGCTCATTGCTCTTCGCGATCGGATCAAGAAATCAGAGGCGTCAGGAGCTGCGGTAAATCCGCGGGCCTATGATCTCGAGCGTCGGCTTGAGCGCCAATTAATGGCGGATGCCGCAGCGCGTGATCGATTTAAAGCATTTTTGGAGAGCAGATCATGAGGGTGCTTGGCGTAGACCCGGGAGCGCAGGGTGGGCTGGCAATCATTCACGATGGCAAGCTCGTCAAAGGCACCCGCATGCCGATCGTTAAGGTCAGGGGCAAGGCACAGGTCGACGCCCGCATTGTGCTCGAGTGGTGGGGAGATTGCCTGACGCCGTTCGATGCTGCAGTGATCGAGGCGGTGCACGCTATGCCACGTCAGGGCGTCAGCTCGAGTTTTCAGTTCGGCCGGATGCTGGGTGGCATCGAGGCGCTGGTGTCTGCTGTCGGCAAGCCGGTGCATTACGTCACGCCTGCAAGCTGGAAGAAGGCGATGGGTCTGAGTAGCGAGAAACAGCAGAGCATCGACGCAGCCAAAGTTATGTTTGGTGCGGATGCTGATAGGATGCTGAGGTACAAAGCCGACGACGGCATCGCCGAGGCAGCATTGATCGCGGCTTACTGGCGTGATAAGGTAGGATGAACTGTAAAGAGGAGATGCTCTGCAGATGGCTGCGAAAAAAGGCACAATGCCACCAAACGCAGGCGGTGGTCGCAAGAAGGGGTCGAAGAACAAAACCACCTTGCTGCTCAAGGAGGCGATCGAGGAGAGCTTCGCCAACGTCGGCGGAGCCGAGTACCTCACGAAGATGGCCACGGAAGAGCCGAAGGCCTACCTGACCCTGCTGGCTAAGATCCTGCCAGCTAAGATCGAGGCTGACATCAACGTGTTCCAAGGCGCGGCGCTGGTTGAGCGTTTGCAGCAAGGAAGAACCTTGGCGTCTGAGCAGCTGGAGGGACAGCATGACGAACACCGCGTACACTAGCAAACCACACAAGTGGGGTCCCGCGTTGCCGGGGCAGGGCGCTGAAAAGATCTGCACCAGTTGCGGAGCGAGGGCATCAACAGCGCCGGAGCAGTGTCCCGGTCACCACGAGGCAGCGATCACCGAGACGGTGCATGACTATGACCCACTCTCATGATCTCTGGCTCGTGGTCCCTGAGATCGACGAGGACACCATGCTGATCGAGACCAACGACGCAGGCGGTCCGCCGGTGCTGTGGATTGAGCGTGGCGATGACTCGTACCCGTGGATCTACAACTGGAAGACCGGCCTCTACGAACGCCCTGTGAGCATCGACATCGTATGACGGACCTCGCTGAAGCCAACAAACAAATCGCCGACGAGATGGCGCTCTGTTACGCGGATCCGCTGCGCCATGTGCTCGTATCGTACCCGTGGGGCAGCGGCCAGCTGAAGGGGCGAAAGGGTCCGCAGGATTGGCAACGAGACCTACTGACCGAGCTGGCAGACGAGGTCAAGGTGCGTGGTTTCGACGGCATGAGCCCAGTGGCACCCATCCAATTCAGCACAGCGTCAGGTCACGGCATCGGCAAGTCTGCCATCGTGGCGTGGCTGATCCGCTGGATCATGGACACGCGGCCCTTTGCCAAGGGCGTGGTCACCGCCAACACCGGCGAGCAGCTCCGCACCAAGACATGGTCAGAGCTCGCCAAGTGGCACGGCATGGGCCTGACCCAGCACTGGTACACGCTGAACAGCGGCGCCGGGTCTCTGAACATGTACCACAACGAATATCGAGAGACGTGGCGCGTCGACGCCCTCACCAGCCGCGAGGAGAACAGCGAGGCGTTCGCTGGTCTGCATGCTGCCAACAGTACGCCGTTCTACATCTTCGATGAGGCGTCGGCTGTGCCCGATCGGATCTACGAGGTGCGAGAGGGCGGCTTGACCGACGGCGAGCCGATGACCTTCGACTTCGGCAATCCGACGCGGAACAGCGGCCGGTTCTACCAGAACATGGCCGGTCGGTTCCGCAACAACTTCATCCGCCGCTTCATCGACAGCAGAGACGTGGAGCAGACCAACAAGGAGCTGTTTGCACAATGGGAAAAAGACTATGGCGAAGACAGCGACTTCTTCAAAGTGCGTGTGCGTGGCCTGTTCCCAGACGCTGGATCGCTGCAGTTCATCAGCGTTGGAGATGTCGAGAAATGCATCGATCTCGAGGTGTTCGTCGGTCCCAGTGAGCCATTGGTTATGGGCGTCGACGTCGCCCGCTTTGGCGATGACAGCAGCGTGATCTACCTGCGCCACGGGCGCGACGCCGAGAGCAGCGGTTGCCACGTTTATCAGCAAATCGACAGTATGACGCTGGCAGCTGAGGTGTCTCGCATCGCCAACGAAAAGAACCCCGACGCGATCATGGTCGACGGTGGCGGGGTCGGCGGACCGGTGGTCGATCGACTGCGCCAGCTGGGTCACGACGTAATCGAGATCAATTTCGGCAACAAAGCGACGCAGAAGGGCTACGCCAACATGCGTGCCCAGATGTGGGGCAACCTGCGCGACGCCATCAAGCAGGGCATCCGGCTGCCCGATGACGAGGATCTGAAGACCGACCTGACTGGCGTCGAGTACGGTTACAACCTCCGCAACGAAATCCAGCTGGAGCGCAAAGAGGACATGAAGAAGCGCGGCATGAGTAGCCCAGACATGGCTGATGCACTGGCCCTGACCTACGCCTTGCCGGTGCACCACTCGTCTCGCGCAGGCTACGACGGTGCCCAGTTTGACAAGCCGCAGGGCGAGTACGACCCATTCGGTTGAGGGGGATCTCGACATGTCAAGCCCTGTCGTGTACATTCCCCGCATGAACGACGCGCTTGTGATCTTTGAGCATAACAATTTGCACCCCCTCGGCGGACTGTTGAAGCGGGGGTATCGGCACGTTTGGTGTGCGGTCATCGACGAGCGCCAGCACTCTTGGGTCGGTCACGACCTGCGCCTTGATGGGCATGTGACGACCACGCTATGCCAGCCAGATTATCCGCTGGCGCAATACCTGCGAGACCAAGGCGCAGAGGTTATCTCGATTAAGCGCAAGGTTAGACGCACGCCGGGGCCATTCATCCTGAACAACTGCGTCGGGTTGACCAAATCCATTTGCGGCATCAGATCAGCGGCACTGACGCCGTGGCAGCTGCGGCAACACCTTATCAAAATCAACGTGGGAGACACTGCATGTCACGCCTCGCCATCTATTTGACCCTGCCCGGAGGCGGGGGCAGTCGCTCAGCACCGCCACCCCCACCGCCGCCTGCGCCACCGCCGCCCAGCCGCCCGTCTCGGTCCGAGGTGAGGGCTGAAGAGGCTGCGACCCGTCGCGCAGAGGACGCACAGCGGCGGCAGGAAGTGCTGCGTGGCGGCGTTGGCAGCAGCGTTCGCAACGTCGGTGGTGCCCGAGGCCGAGGCCTCGAAGTGGCCGAGACCGCACGCGCACTCAAATCGTTGACGGGTCAGTGATGACACAGCAACGCACAGACGAAGCCACAGTGGCTCGGGCGAATAAGCAGGACACTGCCCCCGCCCCAGCCAAACCGGTGATGTCAGGAAAGTAAGGCCAAATCATGGTAGCCCAGACCCCAGAAAATTTGATGAATAGCTCTCTCAAGGGCAAGCGGGGTGCGATCTTCCTGCGGTGGAAGCGCCTAGAGGATGACCGCTCGAGCTGGCGATCGCATTGGATCGAGATCTCGGATTATCTGATCCCGCGACGGGGCCGTTACCTGATTGAAAGTCAGAGCACCAAGGGCCGCAAGCGCAGCACCAAGATCGTCGACAACACCGGCGGCCAATCGCTTCGCACGCTGTCAGCTGGCATGATGTCCGGCATGACCAGCCCAGCGCGCCCTTGGTTCCGGCTGCAAACGCCTGACCCAGAGCTGATGGAGGCCAGAGGCGTCAAGGACTGGCTTGGGCAGGTTGAGCGCGTCATCCGCACGCTCCTGACCCGATCCAACTTCTACAACAGCGCGTCGACTATCTACAGCGAGCTCGGCGCCTTTGGCACCGCAGCCCTGTATCGTCGCCGCCATCCCACCGACACCGTCGTGTTCCGCCCGTTCACCGCAGGCGAGTACGTCATTGCGGAGGACGAGTTCGGGAAGGTCAACACGCTGGGACGCGAGTTCACAATGAGTGTCTCGCAGATCGTCGAGCAGTTCGTCATTCAGCGCGACGGCACCGAGGATTGGTCGAACGTATCCAAATCCGTCAAGCGTTTGTGGGACCAGAAGAATTACGACGAGCGCATCGAGATTATCCACATGATCCAGCCTCGGCGCATGGAAGAGCGAGATCTCAGTCGTCCGCTCGATCCGAAGAACAAGGCGTTTATGGACGTCTATCTGGAAAAAGGCGCCGACGGCGACAAGCTGTTGCAAGAGGGCGGCTTCGATACGTTCCCCGCCTACTGCCCGCGCTGGGATGTGTTGGGCGGTGACGTTTATGGCGTCAGCCCGGGCATGGAGCAGCTTGGCGACATCAAGCAGCTGCAGCATGAGCAGAAACGCAAGGCGCAGGCAATCGACAAGATGGTCAACCCGCCCATGGTCGGCAGCATGTCGCTCAAGGGCAAACCGTCCAGCGTCCTACCCGGGGGCACCACCTACGTCGATCCTCAGCAGGGCACGCAAGGTTTCCAGCCTGCCTATACCGTGCAGCCGCGCGTCAACGAGCTGATGATGGACATTCAAGAAGTGCAAAACCGCATCCAGCGTGGTTTCTACGCTGACCTGTTTGCCATGATGATCAACAGCGATCGGCGTCAAATGACCGCCACCGAGGTGGCCGAGCGTCACGAGGAAAAACTGGTGCTGCTCGGTCCGGTGCTGCAACGACTGAACACCGAGTTCCTCGATCCGCTGATCGAGGACGTATTTATGTTTGCCCTCGAAGGCGGCATGCTTCCGCCAGCTCCTCCGGTGCTTGAGGGTGTCGACCTTGACGTCAAGTACATCTCGCTGCTGGCGCAGGCGCAGGAGGCTGTTGCCGCAGCATCGATCGAGCGGACGTTCTCGTTCGCAGGCAACCTGAGCGCTGTGTTCCCAGAGATCGTCGACAACCTCAACGCAGACGAGGCGATCCGAAACTACGGCGAGATCCTTGGCGCTGGCCCGGAGATCATGCGCGACACCGACGCAGTGGCGCAGATCCGACAGCAGCGCGCAGATGCACAGCAACAAGAGCAGCAGATGATGCAGCTGCAGCAGGGCGCGCAGTCGGCCAAGGTGCTGTCTGAAGCTGACACGCAGAACCCGAATGCCCTGACCGCACTTCTGCAAGGAGGGCAGCAAACCGTATGACGTATGACGCATCAGATCCGGCACAGGTTGCCAAAGCGGAGAAGGAAGAGGCCGACCGCCAGCGAGATCTGGACTACGTCCTCAAGACCCAAAGAGGCCGACGCTTCCTGTACGAGCTGATCTATGATACATGTCATGTGGGCCGGCTAAGTCACATCCCCGGAGACAGTGACAGCACCGCGTTCAATGAGGGGGGCCGAGCCGTCGGCGCTGCGCTGCTTGAGCAGATCCGCACGCAGGCAAAGGCCAAGTTCATGCTGATGCACGAAGAAAACCACTTCGGCGAATAGGAAGAGAGGATAAGACGATGACTGATGAAAACACCGGCGACCTGATCGCCGACACCACAGAGACAACCGAAGAGACGGCAGCCGACACCACCGCTGCCGAAGAGACAACGCTTGCTGACGCTGAGACCGGCGACGCAGGCTCCAAGGATGCCGCCGATCTGCTGTCGGACGACGAGAGCGGTGGAAGTGAGGGTGTGCCAGAGACGTACGCCTTCGAGCCGCCTGAAGGTGTCGAAATTGACGACGACACCAAGGGCAGGATTGATGCGTTTGCTGAAACGGCACGCGAGATGGGGCTGACGCAAGATCAGTATCAGTCCCTGATCGAGTACGACATCAACCGAGCGCAGCAGCTGAACGATACGGCTGTCGAAAGCTGGGACCGTCAGGTCGAGGGCTGGCGAGAAAGCGCCAAGGCTGACAAGGAGATTGGCGGAGAAAAGTTCGCTGAAAACCTCAAGGTCGCGGAAAGTGCCATCAAGCAGTTCGGAGACCCCGATCTGCGGGCATTGCTGAAATCCCCCAGTCCCGAAAACCCTGACGGGTTAGCAATCGGCAACCACCCTGCAGTGCTGCGTTTCTTCAACCGCGTGGGCAAAGCAATCTCTGACCCAACCTTGCTGCAGGGCGACGCCGCTCCGCAGACGGAAGGGACGCTTCAGAGAATGTATCCGTCCATGTTTGACAAATCGGCGTAACAGAAGGAGGGCCCAGAAATGGCCACACTTGGCGTCAAAAACCCGACCCTCGCAGACCTCGCGAAGGTCACCGATCCCGACGGCACCATTGCAGATGTTGTTGAGATCCTGAACGAGACCAACGAAATCCTTGCGGATATGACTTGGCTCGAAGGCAACCTGACTACCGGCCATCGGTCGTCAATCCGTTCGGGTCTACCGACCCCGACTTGGCGTAAGCTCTACGGCGGCGTTCAGCCGACCAAGAGCCGTGCGGTCCAAGTGACGGACACCTGCGGCATGCTGGAAGACTACGCGGAGGTCGACAAGGCCCTCGTGGATATGGCGGGTGACCCCGCTTCTTTCCGTCTGCAGGAAGACCGCCCCCACATCGAGGGCATGAACCAAGAGATCGCGGACACGCTCTTCTTCGGCGACGAGACAACCGCCCCTGAAGAGTTCACCGGTTTCGCTCCTCGCTACAATGATCTGTCTGCTGAAAACGCCGACAACATCATCGATGCTGGTGGCACCGGTGCAGACAACGCCTCGATCTGGCTGGTCTGCTGGTCGCCCAACACTTGCCACGGTATCGTGCCCAAGGGTTCGGCAGCTGGCTTGCAGCAGCGTGATCTCGGTGAGGTGACGATCGAAGATGCAGACGGCAACAACGGCCGGATGCAGGCGTATCGTACGCACTATCGCTGGGATGCGGGCCTGTCGGTTCGTGACTGGCGCTATGTTGTGCGCGTCGCGAACATCGATCGTTCCGAACTGACAGCAGACGTGTCGACAGGTGCAGACCTGAACGACCTGATGCACCGTGCACTGACGGAAATCCCGAACGCCTCGTTCGGCCGTTGCGCTTGGTACATGGACAAGCAGATGCTTGGCTTCTTGCGTCGTCAGACTTCGGAAAAGGTCTCCAACTCGACCCTGACCATGGAAATGGTTGGTGGCACGATGCAGACCTCGTGGGGTGGCTATCCGATCCGTCGGGTGGATGCTCTTTCCATCAACGAAGCTCGCGTTGTGTGAGCCTGAGAAAGGAGATCTGATATGATCCTTGATGAACTTCTCGAGTTCGCCGACGCGACCAGTGTTGCGGCATCTGCCGGAACCGCGCTGATCGGCGACGTCATCGACCTGCAGGAAGCTCGCGACATCGGCAACGGTGAACCGATTTACCTTGTGATCCAGTGTGACACTGCGATTACCACCGGCGGAGCTGCTGGCACGGTTGAGTTCCAGCTCGTGTCTGACGCACAAGCAGCCATCGCCACCGATGGGTCTGCTACCGTGCATTTTGACACTGGTTCGATCGTCACTGGCGATACAGGTTCCGGCCTGACCGCTGACGGTGCCACCATCGCAGCCGTTGCGCTGCCGATGGAAGGTGCTGCTTACGAGCAGTATCTTGGCGTCGTGTGCACGACTGGCACCACCACGACCACGGCAGGCGCAATCAATGCGTTCCTGACCAAGGACGTGTCGAAGTGGAAGGCCTACCCGGACGGCCAGAATTAAGTCCTTGGTGGGGCCCTACAGCTGGGCCCCACCTTCACCATCACTCTAGGAAGAGAGAGATCACGACATGCCTATCAACGTACGTTTCGACAAGAACGGCTTTTACCACCCAGCCTACGGGCGTTTGGGCCGCGGGAAGAACGCCGGCCAAATTTATTCTCTGCCTGACTTCTTCGGCGAAACCGGGAAGCTCCCCCTGTCCGCGATGATCATCGAGGACAAAGAGCAGCTCGAGGACGTCCTCGAGGAAGAAGAGCAGAAGAAACCCATCAAGCCAAAGGTGGTAGACGAGGACCAGCTCAAGCGAGCGCAATCCTCCAAGCCTGCGGCAGACAGCAACCGCCGGCCCCCGGTGCGCTCGCGCCGTAAGCCTAGCGCTCAGGAGTAAGCCATGTCCTCCGAAGTCCAAATTGCGCGCCTTGCGCTTCAGCACCTTGGTGATCGTTACGACATCACCTCGCTGGATGAAGCATCGCCAGAGGCCGAGCAGGTCAAGCTGGTGTTCGACAATGTGCGCGATATGGTTCTTCGTGAGCACCCATGGAAGTTTGCTCGTAAATACGCCACGCCCGCCTCTTTGGCGGGCGATGTGCCACCCAACTGGGACTTTATGTTTAGCTACCCCAGCGACGCCTTGCGCGTCACCCGCATCGTCAACCCACTGGGGGACGATAAGCCGCCGATCCGGTTTGAGGTTGCCCGCAACTCTGCTGACCTGCGCGTCATCTTATGCAATGAGAGCGAGCCTACGATCGAGTACACCAAACAGGTGACCGACCCGCAGCAATTTGATCCGCAGTTCGTCACCGCTTTGTCGTATCGCATTGCCCAGTATATCGCTATGCCGATCACCGGCGATCGCGCGGTCATGTCTGACATGAAGACTTTAGCGGACGTCGAGATTGGCAAGGCGCAAGCGAGCGATGCTAATGAGGGGTTTGAAACTCCGAGACCAGCTGAAGCCACTTGGATTGCTGCGAGGTATTGATGCATGGCCAGACTTATTCAGCCCAGCTTTGCCGGTGGTGAAGTCTCCGCTTCGGTAGCGGCTCGCGTCGACTTATCAAAGCGATCGGTGGCTGTTGAGCAGGCCGAAAACTTCATCGCCAAGTTTACCGGTGGCATGGACAGCCGACCCGGCCAGCAGTTCGTCGCCCGAACCAAAAACAATGGCCAAGTCCGGTTGCTGCCCTTCGAGTTTAACACGAAGCAGACCTATGTGCTGGAGGTCGGCGACGGATATATGCGCTTCCACGCTCAGGGTGGGCAGATTGTAGAAGATGGGAAAACCGTCACTGCTGTGACTAGCACCACCATAACTGTCGTAGGGCACGGTTACACCACGGGCGAAGAGGTCTACCTTGCCGACCTTGGCGGCATTACAAACCTGAATGGCAGAAACGTAATCGTCACGGTCACCGACGCGGACACCTTTACGGTATCCGACCTGAACGGGTCGCCCATTACAATCACCGGCACTTACACCAGTGGCGGAGAAAGTTTTCGGGTCTATGAGATCTCGACGCCTTACGACGCTGCCGACATCTTTGAATTAGAGTATGCTCAAAGTGGCGACGTACTCACCATCGTGCACCCAAGTTACGCGCCGCGCGAGCTGGTGCGGATTACAAACACCGACTGGACGCTGACTGAAATATCTTTTGACCCCGTCGACCACCCGTTTGCAGACGGTGCAGGGTTTTGGCCGGGAACCACGGGGTTCTATCAGCAGCGCCAGATTTACGCGAACTCGGAGACCTTCCCCAATCGGTTCTGGATGACCAAGACCGGGGACTTCTACGACTTTGCAATCTCTGATCCGTTGCGTGATGACGATGCCATTATCGCCACCATCGCCGCTCGCCGCATCAACGAGATCCGCCACACTCTGCCGCTCAGCGATCTTCTGATCATGACCAGCGGGGCAGAGTTTCGTGTAAAGGGAGCCGGAGATGCTGCCTTTACGCCCAGTACCATCAACATCAAACCCCAGAGCTTTTACGGGTCGACCTCGCTGCGCCCCATCGTGGCTGGCGACGTCGCTCTGTTCGTATCCCCCGGGCAATTTATTCGTGAGATCTCATACGAGTTCGCCACTGATAAATTCACCGGTCGCGACCTTAGCGTGCTGGCTCGACATCTTGTCGACAACAACGAGATCGTTGATTGGTCGTTTTCTCAAGCGCCTTACTCTATCGTCTGGGCTGTGCGCGACGACGGCATCGGGCTGGTTCTGACGTACCAAAAAGAGCAAGAAGTCTACGCGTGGACCCGGGCCACCACTGACGGCCTGTACAAAAGCGTCACAGCAGTTCGAGAGGGCGACGTTGATGCTATTTATGTGCTGGTGCAGAGAGAGGTCGATGGTAATCAAGTCAGCTTTATCGAGCGCGTAGATGATCGCAAATTTGATGACCTCGCTGATGCGTTCTGTGTCGACGCCGGCCTGACCCTTGATGAGCCCATCACAATCACTGACATGACGGCGGCTGACCCTGTCGTTGTGACTGCCCCTACTCACGGGCTATCGGATGGCGACACCGTCGATATCTCTGATGTGTATGAGGCCACAGACAGGGTCACGCAACGAAAGCAGCTGTCTGAAGACTATAACGGCACCGGCTTTGTCGTGGCCAACGCGACTACCGATACGTTTGAGCTGCAAAACGCCGGCTCAAACTATGACGGGTCTGGCTTCGCCGTTTACTCTTCCGGCGGCGTAGTTAGAAAGGCGGTCACTACGTTGACCGGGCTATGGCACCTTGAAGGTGCTGACGTGGTGGCCGCCGCCAATGGATACGCGCAGACTGGTATAACTGTCACTGACGGCTCGATCACCTTGAACGAACCTGCCAGCAGGGTGCACGTCGGTCTTGCTTATACTTGCCGCCTCGTGACGTTGCCGATCGCCACTTACGCTGAGGGCGAAACCATCCAAGGGCGCCCGAAAAACATCACCAGCCTGACCGTGCAGGTTGATCGCACCATGGGGATGTGGACCGGACCCACGACAGACCAGATGCGGGAAGCCAAGTTCGGTCTACCTGACCGGTGGAGCCAACCTCTTAAAATGATCACGGACGACATCGACGTCACGATCAAGGCAGATTGGGACAAGAAGAAGCAGCTAGTTATTGAGCAAAGGTCTCCGCTTCCAATGACAGTCCTTGCTCTGGTTCCAGACATCACTCTTGGGAGCAGATAATGATCCGCGACCTGACCATCGATGACTTGCCCCAACTGCTGGAGCTATCGCGCGAGATGCACCAAGCCGGCGTCTACGCGGACTACCCCATGGACGAGGCCCGCGTCATGTACATCCTGACCCGGCTGATCGAGGTGCCCGAGGCGTTGTCGATCGGGTACGAAGCCAAGGGCGAAGTCGTCGGCGCACTGCTTGGGGAGGTCGTACAAGACCTGTGGATCGACGTGCAGGTCGCTATTGACCATGCCTTCTACGTCCGGGCGGCTAATCGCCGGTCACGAGCGGGTGTGCTGCTGCTGCGAGCCTTCGAAACATGGGCGCATAAAAACAACGCTGACGTTATTCGCCCAGTCGTGTATGCTGGCGTCGACAACAAGGCCGCTGACGACGTATTAAGGCGCATGGGGTATAATGCCGCTGGGGCACTTTATAATAAGGAGATAGCTTAATGTGTATCACCGCTGCTATCGCAGTCGCCTCCGTCGCTGTATCGACGTATAGCGCGGTTCAACAAGCCAACGCTCAAAAAGCGCAGGCCGAGTACAACTCCGCAGTCGCCCGAAATAACGCTATCATTGCCGAACAGAACGCGCAGGATATCGAGCGGCGGGGGGAGATCGCTCTCGATGACCGCCGGCGATCCCTGTCACAGACAATTGGCACTGCGCGCACCGCCATCGCTGGGTCCGGCCTACTGTTGGATGATGACCAAGACACGACATCATCTTTGCTGCTCGAGGATCTGAGCATCGCTGGGCAGATGGATATCCTGACGCTTGAAGGAAATATCGCCAGAGAGAGCCGCCGTGCTCGTATTCAGGGGTCACAGTTCGAGGCACAGGCCGGGTTGTTCGATTTGCAGGCCAGCAGCATCAGCCCCGGCTTGGCTGGGGCCAGTGCGGGGTTGGCGTCTGCAAGCCGAAACGCCGACCTGCTATCTTAAAGGGGCTATAAATGGTTCGTGTACCTACACCTGCAACACAAGGCCCGCAAGAACTGGGCGGCGTCCAAACGGTCGCTGCGGATACGCCTTTTCAGCAAACCCAGCTGCCGGATCTGTCGTTTAACGCGCGGCAGCTGGGCCGCATAGGAGAAGCGCTTGGCAACGTCGCAGCAGAATTTGGCCGCCGTGAAAACGAGACGGTCATGCTTGAGGCCCAGCAGGACATCAACGATTGGCGCAATGGCGTCTTTAATCCTGAAGATGGTGTCTTGCGGCAAGAAGGCGGGAATGCGATCGGTGCGACCGAGCGGACGATCAACAACGCCGAAGAGTTCTCGAGCCTCATGGAGCAGAGGTACGGGTCACGCCTGACTGCGTCTGGCCGAACAGCCCTACAAGCTAAGCTGCAGCAGGAAACCCAATCCGTCGCCACGCGCGTCGTATCGCACGAGGCTACGCAGCGTCGGCAATACGAGGTCAGCCTGCTTGACGCAAACATCGAGGACGCCCTTGATCAAATCAAGCTAAACCCTACCAACGACGAAGTCTTCAATCAAAACGTCGGCCGCATCCTGACCAGCACGTCACAGGCGTCATCGATTTCTGGGGAGACCGGTACTGAGCTGGGTACTCCAGCGGCGAACCGACAGCAAGAGGCGCTGACGGCAGCTGTGGGTGCGCGGGTCGCTGCGTTGGCAGGCCCTGAGCTTCGGCAGCCCGGGCAGGCCATGGCGCTGCTCGAGGACTACGCTGACCAAATCGACCCTGACACTTACGCTGATCTGTACCCCCAGATCCGCGAGGCCAACGTAAACCAACGTGCCCTATCCGAAGCCGAGGCTGCAGCGATCACTGAGCGCACGGGCATTGCACCGGCGTTTGTTCCACAAGCAGGAAATGCCAGTGCCCCCGGGTCTCAGATCATTGACTACAATGGCATGCCGTTGGCAGTTACCGAAGGCAAGAACCCCTTGATCGGCTCTTTGGACGGGGCGTCTCGCCTAACGAACCCGGAAGCAGCTGTCACAATGGACGAGCTCATCAGTGGCCCCTTCATGGTGCTGCAACGACGTCTGGGCCGCGCACTCGTCATTCGGGATGCGATTGCCAAGGGTGGCACAAGCCGCGAGACGGAGACGCCCGGGTCGCAGCACTTTGAAGGCGCCGCTCTCGATATCGACATCACCCACCTAAATTACCAAGAGCGCCTGTCGCTGGTGAAAGAAGCCATGCAGCTTGGCTTCCGCGGCTTTGGCTTCGGTAACGGCACCATGCACATCGACATGCGCGAAGGCGATGACCCGACGGTCTGGACCTATAACGGGCACGAGGCAGGCTGGAATGGGCTGAACGAGACGCAGCTGCGCGCCTTGACATCGGGCATGCAGCGCGGATCTTGGTCGCCAGATACGGCAGCCGCCACCGGCGGCGATTATATCAGCTCGATCGCTGACCCAGAGGTGCGCGCCCGGGCACAGGAGGCATACACTGCGGATCTGCGCTTTCAGGATGCTATGGAGAGCCGCGCTCGCGGAGAGCTGTTGGCTGACATTTACACTCAAGTTGAGCTGGATTATAGGGCGCAACAAGACGGCACTGGTGTCCTTGGGGATATAGGAACTTACCTTACCCCAGAGCGTATCGACCAGCTCGGGACAGACGCGGCCAGTGCCCGCAGATATGTGGAGCAAGTGCGTAGTGGGGCTGAGCGCGTCACAGATCAGGGCACTTACAACGAGCTGTTTACTCGAGCCACCAGCGCTGACCCAGAAGTTCGATCAGCCTTTGCCAATGACCCCGGCGCTCTATTGGCAGCCCAGCCTGACCTTTCGGTGTCGGACTTTCGGCAACTGCAGACGCTGCAGCAAAGCCTGAGATCGGAGACTGCCACGGCACAAGCCGAGAGCGAGGCCGCCCGCGGCGTCAACACCTTGATGTCAGAGGTCACGCAATCGCGGGTCAACGGCGTCATGCCGGACGTCATCAAAGGCTATGCAGGTCTGGCCGAGCGGTACAGCGACAGTGCCCAGCGTGCAGAAGTGTCCGCCCGCATGGAGGCCGAGGCCATGCGCTTGCTGCGTCCACAGCTACGCGCGCAGCTGGCGTCCATGTCTGACGCCCAGCGGCAGCGCATTGTGGAAAACCCGACGTTGCTGGACGAGATGATCGGCAACATCAGCCGCCAGCTGATGCAAGACGTCGACGTCAGCGGCGTGCCAGATTTCGACGATGCCTCATTCCTCGAGTTAATCTCGACGATCGACGATCAAGAAGGCTTCACGATCGATCAACTGGTCACCGGCAAAGAACGGATCTCGATCCCCATCACTGGCGTTGGAACGATCAACATCAATCCCGAAGCGATCGCCATGATCGAGACCGACCTGACCCGCCGAAACAGCGGTGTTCCGCCGACACCATCGGCGTTGGTCGAGCAGGTGTACACGGTGTTCCGGGGTCAGCTTGCAGGTCCGGGCGGTGCCGAGATGTTGGAGGCCATGGTCGAGACTGGGGATATTGTACGGGCGCAGCTCGAGGGCGAGAACGCGCCGGATGAGCCGCAGACACCAGAAGACCTGACGCGCCCGCAGTCTCAGCTCATTGGCCAAATGTACACACCGCCGACCGAGCTACCGGAGCCCGAGATCACGCCAGAGACTACGTTCCAAAGCGAACCGATGCGGGCTGAGCAGGTAGAGAAGCAATTCCGCCCGTGGTTTGCGGAGCGCGGCGGCGATATCGACGCGCTCGAGATCCAGCCTGCTACGGCCATGAACTACATCATGTACATGAACCAGCAGCTCTCTCTCACCGGTGGTGCACCCATTGCGTTGACCGAGCCGCAAGGGTTAGCCATACTGCAGGCAGTTCCCCTGCAGGGTACACTCGATGAAACTGATCGCCGATCCATCCTGCAGCGCCTGTCTGGCGTCGAGGGCGCACAAGGACAACGGCTGGCGTTTGAAGAGATCATGCGCCTCCTCAATGCAAGCAGGTTGCCATGAACCTATTCGAGCTGATCGAGAATAATAAGCGCCAGACTGCAGGGATGGCCGCGCAAGGCGCGTCATCGGCGCAGGCTACGCCTGACATCATCGGTCAGTCGGTAGAGAGCCAGCCGTTTACTGGCGTCGCACCTGCGACGATCACCCAAGATCCGGGTGGGTTTCAGCGCCTATATCAGGAGCGGCTGAACGCAGGCTCTTTGATGGCCGGCCCCCTGACCACCGAATGGATGAACGAGGCCCCGGAAAACTCCGGGCTGGTCTCAGACGAGGTGCCTAGCATTGTTGATTGGGAGCTGACGAGCGAACGCCTTGTGCGTGACGCTACGGGTTCAAACAGTCTCGGTGCAGCTGCGCGTTCTTGGTGGCTCGGCATGCGGTCAATCCGCCCCGCGTTGCAGCTGGCTGGGCAGCAGCCCGCACTTGAGGACTCGATCGACTATCTGGGCACCTTGCGTGCGCTGGAGGACCAGATCAACGAAGGCGAGATCCCAAACTACGAAATGCTGGCTACCAGTGAGGGGCGCAACGCGCGCACTTCCATCCTGCAGCTGCAGCGTTATGCGGCTATGGAGCCCGAGCAGCGTGATGCAGAGCGTGCCCGGGTGGCGCAGGTTATCGCTGGCAACGAAGAGAGCGTCGACTATCTCCGCGACGTCCTGCGGGATTACAGTGAGAGCCAAGGGCTGCTGGCAGCAGGCCGCACTGTCAACTTTACTGACATTCGAGATCTCCGCAGCCTGTCTGAGTGGGCGTCGTTCACCGGCACGCAGGCCGTTATTGACGCTGGCACCTCGTTGGCTGCTGGCGCCGGTGGCTTTTTGGTGGGTGGGCCCGCAGGTGCTGGCTCCGCAGTGTTCACCTATGGCAGCCTGCGCGGCTTTACCGGGATCACTGCAGAACAAGCCATCCAAGATGCGCCGTACACCACGGAAGAGCTGGCTCGGGCATCCTTCTTTGGCACACTGTCAGGTGCGGTCGAGGTTGCCCTTGGCCCGTCGGCACGCTTTGTGCGAGGTACGGTCGGCCGCCAGCTCACTCGCTCAGCCTACAGCGACGTCAGCCAAGAGGTACTGAACCGCGTTTCGCAAGGCTACCTGCGGCGCATCGGCCGAGAGATCGTTGGCAGCGGCGTCGAAGAGTTTTTCCAAGAGGGTGCGCAATACTTCCTGCAAAAGGCAGGCATCGAGGGCGAGGACTTCCGCTGGACGGACGATACATTGCTTGAAGCCTTTAATGCTGCCATGGCCGGTATGGTCGGTGGTGGGGTCGTTGGCGGTGGTATGGGTGCCCGTCAGCAGGTCGTGATTGAGCGCATCTCTCGGGAGCTGCGCGATGCAGGCCAGACTGTGCAAAACATGGAAGAGCTGGCAGACGTGACGCAAAATCTGAAGCTGGCGCAGCGTTCACCCACCAAATTCCAGCAGCTGGCAGAGCGCCTCGGCCTCAGTCGGGTGCCGGTGTTCTATCAGGCAGAAGATCTGAACACCTATTTCCAAGAGCAGAACAAAGACCCGGTCACTGAAGTGGTCAAACTCGGCGGCACGGCAGAAGACTTCGAGGCGGCGCTGGCCTCTGGCGGACGCATCTCAGTGACGGCAGAGGGCCTCGCCCGCGCAGGTTTGCGAGGCACTGATGGCGACTTCCTGCGAGAGCAGGGGTCATTCACCCCGGCAGGATCGACGCCTGCCGAGGCACAATCTATCGAGCAGACTTACAACGAGATCCAGCAGCAGATCCAAGAACAAAGCCAAATGGCCGAGATGGCACCGGAGCGCCGTCAGGTGTACGATGACATTTACGGTCAGCTGCGCCGCGCTGGGCGGTCACCACGCGAGGCAGAGGCCAACGCTGCCCTATCGACGGCGTTCTTCGAGACCATGGCGCAGCGCTACGGCGAGGAGAGCGGGCTCGGCCTGTACCGTCGTTTTGGTTTCCGGGTCGAGGGCCCGCGCCAGATGGCGCGCGCCGAAGCTGCTGCAGAGGCACAGCAGCTGCAGATCCCAGACGAGACGGTTGCGGTCATCACCGACGCCATCACACAGACTGAAGCCGGTGGCCCGGTGACTTTGCCGGTGACACCAGAGGTGACGCTGGCGCTGCAGACCCTCGGCGTCCCTGTTGACGACACCGGCACGATCAGTGCCGAAGACGCCCAGAGCCTGACCTCGGCTCTGCAGGCGCTCGAGGACGTGGCAGCGCCTGCCCCCACAGGCCAGACGATAGAGCAGACCGCCACCATCCGCCGCGGCGAAGAGGCGCTCGATGTGCCCGCCGAAGGGCGGGTGCCGACAACACGAGAGGTCGCC